GTAATACTCTAGCAGGTCGTAGCACTCTGGCAAGCCATACGACTCTATGAGGGCATCTGCTGCCCACTGTTCAACATTTAGATTAAGCGTTACTCGTTGCTCGTAATGCTTCGTGTGAAGTTTAGCGTAGCGACTGAGCAAAGCCATTCGGTCTTTGCGTTCAGCCATTACTTACCGTCAGCCTCGTCTTGTGACTCTCGTACCTTTTCAGAAAGCTTTGCTTCTACAAAAGCGTATACACGCTCAAAGGCTTCGCTAGTTGTTTCTCCGTCTCGCTTAGAGTCAACGACTCCGAGATCGATTCGTAGTGACTGGAAATTACCCAGATTAAGCGTGTATCCAAGTGACACGTTCACTTTTGTGCTGTCGTTATCCATACCCTATTACTCTCTTCTAAATAGATTCATTCCAAATAGGAATGAAGCGACCGTCTTCGGTCCTTGTATATGTAAGTATACCATCTCCCATGCGTCTTGTCAACTCCTGTTTTGAAGGAGTTACATTGTTGGTTATGAGCTTGTCCTTACGAGGAGTCCCCATGTGGTATGATGCTAGTATATCACGAATGTCACGAACTTGCGACTCCGAATAGTAACTTCTTACCTGCCAGGCAGTCTCTCCGCCCTTCTGAGATCCAGTTGGATAAGGAATGACTCCTCGTTTCATTAGGGATGGCATATATTTCTTGTGTCTGTTAACTAAGTCTGCTGTCTGTCCAACAGTATAGGCACGTTCACGGAACTTCCTAAAATCATTAACAAGACAACTTTCTATTTGATCTTTTGTAATATTGTAAACAGACATTATATTATTTGATCTATTCTTGTGATGTATTCTAACAAGATCTCCATTTAAAAACCAGACTTTTTTGTTACCTGGAATTATTGGAGCTTCGTTATACTCGTCAAGTGTCCTATACGCCATGGCTATCCTTAGACTACAGGAATGCCAACAGCAATGATGTTGACACCGACTGATGCTTTACCAGCCTTTGATGCGTTAAAAGAAACATAGCCAGTCATTCTTGTTTTTGTAACATCATTAATTACAACTGCAGCATCTCTACCAGCATTAGTATTTTCAATCAGGATTGCTGTTGCTGTTACTACTGGTGGGTATTTAAAATTTACCCCAAAGTCATAGGAGAATCCAATTTCTTTTTCTGAGGTAACGTCTTTTCCTCTAGTTACTTCTTTGTACCCAGCGATCATAGATAGGTCATTAATTCTGTGCTTTTCGTTAATTCCATCTTTATTATTAAAGATAGACTCGCTAAACTTAGATGTTACTTTTGTAGAAAGTTCATTGAGCACCTCTACAATCTGATAGATGTACTGATAGTCAATTGGTTGACCTTGCTGCGGAATTGGAATATTTGCCATGATCTAATTATAACACAAACTATACAATACTGCCAGAGTCATAGTTAGCCATTGTAGACACTGACTCTGAATAGAATATTAGGGTTTCTGGAGAATCGTCATTTCTATCTTTTGCAAAAGTTGATAGGTGTACCATAAACTCAGCATAGTAGGTCTTAGCCTGTGTTGACCTGTGATGCTCTGGAATTGGCACAGAAAAACTATTTGAAGAAGTTGTAGTTACGTATTCCCACCTACTCCATAAACGATTACCTACAGCCAAGTATCCCAAGGATGATGTTTCGACTGTAAGGGTATAGCCATCAATAATATCCTTGACGGTGTACGTTGTTTGATCATCTTCTGTAAGACCCTCTGCAGTTACAGACTGTCCTTTATAAAAGTGATGCAAGTAGTCTACTTCTATCGTAGCAATTCCAGAAGATATGGATGCAGAAACTATTTTGCCACCCCATCTGACATATGCATCAGTGCTTAGTCCAGAAATCTGCTCTGGAATCTCTGCCAAATCTGTAGATGTTTTTTTAATTTTCCAGCTAACGTCAAATGACTTTCCATGTGACTTAATCTCTCGCTCATTTGCATTATGTGTTCCAGTTGTCGGATTAAAGATTGGTTCAATGGATTGTTTTGTTACCCTATATACTGGTGACCAGGCTGTGGTTGCAATACCATCTTTTGCTTTAATACGATATCTAACAAGATATTTATTATTCGAGTCAAGGCTGGGTAGGCTTTGTTTTTGAACAGTAATCTTTTGAACTCCAATGTCTGGTGTTGTCATTAGATCACGCTCGCTTGGAACCTAAATTCTATGAGGCTAGTCTTATCTTTATCTTTTACTACTGGTACTGATCCTGTAGATCCGCTCTCTGTAGTTAGTGAGTTTGCAATTACTGTATACCCCACTAATCCATAAACTGGACTTACAGAACTAATGTTATCAATTCTAATTCCGTCTAAAGCTACCATATTTGTGGAACCTGCACTAACAAATACCTTCACATAGTCTGCATTTGCCCATGAGAATCCACCATATGTGGCGATATCTTTGATAGAAACTTCGCTAACAAAATATCTTTTTGTACCAGAAATAGTATCTGATATATCAACGCTAAAGAATGCCCTAGCATATCCACCGCTGGCAAGTTGATCTGATGACCCAAACTCAACCATTATCTTTGCAGTTCCAGACATTCCCAAAGTTGTTACGTCGTTTGGCAGTATTGAAAAAGCAATCTTGAGTTTATCTGTTGGAGAGCTTGCTACTAGGCTAACACCTGAATTTTGCAGTAAGATAAAGTCTCCAGATGTTGGGTCGTTAGCTGTAAAGGTTGTTAGATTTCCTGGTACAATGATTGATGATGAACCATTTCTTGGAATTTCGTTATGGAGAATTCTTATTTGATTAGTTAGTACAGTATCAAAAGAGCTTGCAAACAATGCTCCAGTTTCAGAAATAAGTGATGCAGTACCTCCGATAGCTCTGCTTGTTAACACAGTTGTAGTTGATGAGCCAATAGTTTTTCTACTCCATGACTCATTAGAATCAAAACTAATAAGGTTTCTGCTATCATTATTGATAGCTACTGGGTTGTTCGCTGCTGGATATATACCTACCTCGGTTATTCCATATCTGTTTTCTGCAGGGATTTGTGCGGTAAGAACTAGTTTCGATATTCCACCTTCAGTTACATACCCCCTAGATACAATTGGAGCACGGAAAGTTTCAAAGTCTAAAGATTGTTTTGGTGCAAGAGATTCAATGTTTGGCTCTGTTACTCCATTAAAATCGTGACCAGGGAGTACTGGAGTAGCCCCACAGCCAATTGCTATGTAAGATGCATAAGATGGGGTCTGTCCAATCAGGTACTTGGAGATTACGGATTTGCCTTTATTAGTTATCATAGTACTATTGTATCACTAAACCTCTGTTGACGCTATGTCTTGGTAGGATACAAATTCCACCTCCACTACAAGGCTGTTTGAAACGTTAACAGTATTAATAATAACATTACCAGTATCTGGGTCTACATAAACAGTATCTCCATCTATACCAGTTCCATAATCAACTAGGAAATTATTTAGATCTAGCTGAAAGGATCCAAAATACTCTGCATCAGTTGCCTGAAGCTTAATTAGCTCATTAGCATTAAACTTTCTCTGTGTTGACTCTAGGTTTTCAATTACGTTATAGGTTACATTTTGACCATTTAGTAGGTCAGTTCTTGAGATATTGATAATCTCTTGTCCACCAATGTCTTCAATAATAGCATCTGCCATTGCATCGGTGCTATCTAGAGGTTGGTCAAGGATGAACAGGTTTGATGTTGCAACCTTTACTTTTTGCTTGGCTGAAACATCTTTCTTTTTAGGCACTACTGGCTTAACGACCACTACCACCTTTTTCTTTTTCTTTGCCATTATTTCACCTCACTTAGATTCATAGTCATTGTAGGACCATTCTGGTCTCTTTGATACTCAATAGAGTATACTACATATCGTCCTGTTGATTGATCTGATACCTGGCTTATTCCATCCTTGTTATACTGAATCTCAATAATGTCTCCAAGTTGAATGTGAGGCATAGAAAGTATCTCTAGACCGACTGCCTTGCGTGGTTTCATAATCTTTCCTACTAGCCACCCCATCATTTCGTTTGCTGCATCTTGAGACTGTAGGTATGGTGCATTGATGGTAAAGGACTTTTTGCCATTTGCAAGTCTATTCTTTTTGATATCGCTATATGACTCTTCATACTTTTGATTATAGACTTTTCCATTTCTATATTCTGGATCAGAAAGGTCTCCCTTATCAGCAAAAAACTCATCTACTGATAGGTCATGTCTTGAGTTTTGTGTGAACGTTACCCCCTGGATTCTCAGGTAGTTTCCACTTCCGCTGTCAAGGCTTAGTACTGTATCTGTAGTATTAAAGATTAAGAACTCTGCACCAAAGGCATTTGCTGTAAATCCAGAAATTGCATAACCCTGATTGTCATTAAATGTTGGAGATATTTTGGCTTGCAGTGCAGGGAATGCCTTATCATATTTAATATCGAAATAGGCACACTCACGCATGATGGTTCCAAACTCTTCAAAATACATATTGTACTTGTTCTCACCCTTAGATGTTATTCCATCTAGATAGGTATCCTTGATCGCACCGCTCAAAGAGAACTTTCTAGCAGCAACTGTGCTTGACGGATTCTTAAACCCAAATGCAGAGTTTACAGGAGTGTTGAGGTTTACAGATGGTCCTGTTGAGAAATTTTCTGTAACAGCATAAACATTTTCAAACATTGCTCTAGCAGAGCCACGGATGAATAGGGCAATACCATCCTTTTGCTGAAGTGGATCACTGTCTGTTGCAGTTCCAACCATCTTGTCGTTTAGGTATAGATTAAATCTTACATCCTTACCCTGCTTGCTAAAGTCAATTGCAAGGTCATATACGGTAGGGTTCTTTTCGTTTGTCATCCTATTCTGACCAGTAAATCGTCCGTCATCACACAGGATCGGTGCTAGACCTGACCATAGTACAATAGGGATGGCATTTCCAGAAGCATCTGCCTGAATCTTATAAAAGAACATTGTATTAATTGCTGCCGCATTTGCGTTATATGCATTAACATCAACTTCAGTAAGTGCTACTATTTCAAAATAATATCCACAGTTAGTGTTTGGGTCTACCCAAATAGCTAATCCACCAGATGATCCACCAATGTTTCTTCCATCAACCGTGTAGTATGGTGTGGTTCCAGAAGGTGTCTGAGTCTTTGATTTCTCATCTTCCATCTGACCAATAATTCTCATCCTTGTTGAAAAGTGGTTGTAATAACTTTCCATTGGCTTATAGACATATTGTACAAATGATTGTGGATTATATCCAGATGGATAAGTTGGACCATCCATTACTAGTGCAGAACTTTGCATTGTTCCAGGAATTGTTGAATCGTACTTATTTGCCTCTGCCTCTTTTATATTTCTTGAGCTTAGGTAGTTTTTGATTACACCATTTACAGATGCTTTCTTAATTAATGATTGACCTGTTGTATTGAGCACACCAGATTTAACATTCTGATAAGTTACAGGAATTGCACCACCATTAAACATGTAGGTGTGTTGCATATCAATGATTCTTTGATTGTTGCTGTCTTTCCAGTGTGCAGATAGTCCAGAGGTGTGGCTAACAGTATCTGTTTCAAATTGACCACGACCATGTTTCGCAACTGCACCTTCTTTAAGTGTTTGAGTGTTTGAGTCATAATATGGCTCTGCAAAGATCCTTACCAGTCCAGTTGGATAAATCTTTCCACCAAATGGGATGTTGGCAAAATATTTTTGATACTCTTCTGCACTGGATATCCAGACGTTACCAATATCTGCAACGTTGTATTGCACAGCATCAAACTTTATAATTTCTGAATTTGCATAAAAGTAACCATTATATCTAGCAAGCCAGTACACAGCCTCACCCATATCAATAGTGTTGTTTACGATTACTCCACTAACTACCTGTGGTAGGTCTGCAGACAGGTCAGAATCTAGTGGGATTGCTGCAAGGGTGTATGATGACTGTTTTGCTGACTCATCATTCCAAGACTTTGTATTTTCTCCTGGTGATACTTCCCATAGCAGTACTGGCTTGTATACCCAAGTCTTATCAGAATCAAGCATTGATGCCTGTGCTAATGATGAATATGACTTCTGGATATACTTTGTTTCGTAAGATATTTTACCATCATTATATACATCATCATTGATAGACTGTAGCTGAAGAATATTAGCAAGTGTTGGATTTTCTGTTGTTCCAGCATCACCAATTAGAGTTATGTCTGTTGGTCTTACAGAATCATTTTTAGGCATCATGTATTCTTTTGACATCAATACTAGGTTATTATACTCATCAAGGAACATTGCTGTCTGTGTAGAAACTGCTAGGTCTTCTAGTACTTGAGCTACTGTGGAGTCTGGTCCAACAAAGAAGTATGGGATCACTGCCTCTTGGGTTTCCCCTGCTGGTCTTTTAAAGGTGTAGTTAGAGAAACCGATTGAGTCCATTAAGCAGGATACAGCCATGCTCAGTGAGCAGTTAGGGATGATTAACTCTGGTGCTTTCATTGATTCAAAGTAGAAGAATAGGTCTCTCAACTTGATGTCTACTGATCTATTTTCGTGACTTGTTTCTGGGAAGCCCTCTGCATAAAGTGTTTTTACTGGGATAGTATAAACAGTTCCATTGCCAGGAAAGATGCTTTCATATATTTTTACCTGAAGGTTTTTTGTAGACAGATCCTTAATTAGACTATCAGCATTATTCTTATTGAATGCCTGATTATAATCAAATAGGCTTAGGCTTCCTGTAGATGCCAATAGCTGACCTACTGGCATACCACTTGAACCAAGGTCAGATGCATGTTTAGTTACAGAAACCTTTTCTGTAATATCTGTAATATCTGCTGCTAGTCTTGGAGACATTTCAATTAGGTCAAATGTTGCATCCTCTACTGTAAGTGATTTAACAACTATCCGCATACCCTTGATAAACTGAATTTCTCTGTATACTTTGTTGCCATCTTGCATGTAGTATTCTGGACTTACAAGATCTCCAACAAAGCTAGTTGTATTGGTTGGAACTTCTTTATCACTTAAATACCAGCCATATTCTGCGTCAAACGTGTCAAAGCCCCCTGTGTGAGCCACGTAGAAGGTTCCTGGACCATTTGTGCTGGTTACTAGGTATGAGTATCCTTCTGGTGCAGATACAGGCAGTGCTGATGTTGATGCAAGCTCCCCTGCAATTAAGAATATGTCTCTAAGGTTTTCTATATTCGTTGTGCTTTCTGGAACAATGAGTCCATATGCCAACTCTACCTGACCATGTGTTGGAATATCATATGGGTTAGCCTCAAAGTTGTAAGCGTCTATCCATTCATTATTAGAATTTAGAGTTTGAATTTTCCATTTGTCTGGTACGGACTTTACACGGTTTCCACTCTTATCAAAGAATGGGTCTTCAAAGCTGTTTCCATCTGCGTCTTGGTATGGTCCTAGGTCAATATCTCCGACTTTTGTTTGCATCTTTACAATAATCCTATTAGATGGCACTATGTTTTTATACACAACAAAAGGTGCTGCATCATCAATTAGGAAATCGTCACCAGACCTATATGAGATTCCTCTAGATAGGTTTTGTAGTGATGAAGACGATGCTAGACCAGATAGTCCAGAAACGGCTGTTGCAGTAATATCACCATAAATTTTTATGTAGTTTGAGCTTGCAGACTCAACTGTAAAAGATTTTCCATCAAGTGCTGATATTCCTGTTGCTGAGAATACAACGATATCCCCACTCTGAAAGCTATTTGCCTGAGCCTTTATCTTTGTTATCTCTTGACCATTTACTGTTGTTGTTGCATATACTTTTGTCACCAGTGCTTCTAGGTCTAAAGACTTACCCTCAGTTCTGTATGATGTCCAGTATTTGAACTTATCATCTGGTGTAGCAAAATAAAATCTAGGTTGTCTTGCCATATCTGCATGTACACGGTTTAGATATTTACCATCAAAGTATATAATCTTATTAATTCCAGATCGTGGACGGAACCTGCCTAGACAATCCTCAAGTGAAAATAATGACTTAAATTTTGTCTGCTTCTTCGTAAAGATTAGTGGCTCTGAGTCTTGATTGAATCCACCGTCAACGATTACATCGGCATCTGTAGCCCCATAGTATCTCTTTACTGTAGACAAAGCTGTCTCTGAAAGGAATGTGCTTGGTATGCTATAGAATAGATGTTCTGAATCACTTAGGTCTGAGGCATCTGGACGGTATCGGTAGTTGCCAACTTCATCAACATTATCAATTACGTTAAGGTTCCACTCTGCGGTCACAAGTGACTGAGAGCGAATTGTTGATTCTGTTGCTAGATAATCTTCTACAACATTGCCTGTACTGGTCCACATATTAAGCCTCTTCTAGGGTTATAGAGACATCCCAAAAGTCAAACAACCCTCCACGCTTTGATACCTTATGTGAAAAGTCTGATACGTACATCTCTAATACCTGGTTATATTGGTGCATGTGTCCATATGCTGCGTTATCTGTTCCAAATACATGGTATTTATCATATGCCAGATAGACCCAGAATGAGCCAACATGTTCCTCATACCATTTTAGCAGATCGTTGCCTCCTGCACCGCCATCAACTGTATAACGCTCAACAGCAGATGCTCCACTAGAGTCAAAGGATGGGTTGGCTATAAATGCTCGTGATGGCAAATCATTCCAGGATAGGGTAATCTTATTTTTGTCTGCAACGTGGTAAGAACGCATACGACCATTAATCATACGCTCACGTTTTTCAATACGTTCTGGTGTAATGTCAATTGGTGATCTGTTGTGATCAGATGCAATAATAAAATTATCAAACTCAGATCCCTGTGGTACGAATGAAGTACTTCCAGCTCTAAAGGTAATTGAACCACTAGTTGCATGTGCCACTGATAGGGTTATTGTTGATGTTGCTACGTTTACAGACACTACCGTTGGAGATGTGCCGAATGCCCCTGTGCCAGCGGTTTTCTCAATGGTTTGTCCCACTATAATATTCTCAACACCATTCAAGACTAGCACTGTGAAGTAGCCTTCTTGAACTGATCCAGTTTTTCCTGTAGCAGTCCACTGAGACTGCAGGTCTCCAGAGTTATCTGCAAAGATTAATGCTTGTGGTCTACGGTACTCTACCGTCCATGTAGTTTGCTGTTGCCATTATGCGTTATTCCCCTTCATTGCTTGATTATCAATCTTGTGAATTTCTGCAATTACTGTTTTAGCAATTTGGTCTGCATCTGCATCCGATTTAACATTAATGTTCACACTATAATTATACATGGAATGTCCTCCGCCTGGGAGCTTTCCGCTATTAATCTTATTCATTGTGCCAGCACCAAGTGCATCAACTGCTGACTTCTTTACTACAAACTCTCCAGGTGTAAGCATAGCTGCGATAGTATCTGTACCCCTTGGCTGTCCACCAAGTGCGAAATACTGAGTCTTTGGAACCATTCCACCTGTAGCATAGTGCCATCCCTTTAGGGTCTTTTTATCTGACTTGTCAGACTCCTTATTAATAAAGTTTTCAAGACCTTCTCTAGACATACCATTAACACGTAGAGATGCGATTTGTGCATCACGAGCTGCACTCATGTTGTCTCTCTGCTCCTGCAATGCAGTAGCTTGGGCATTTTGACGAGCCTGTTGCTGTGCTCTTGCTGCAGCACCGATGTCACCCCTAGACAAGGCATCTGCTAGGTCAAGTTGGTCTTTTTGCTGTTGGTTAATTTTATCATTAGCTTTTTGAATTGCATCAAGTGCCTTCAGTCTTTCATCGTAGGCTTTGTTAATCTTTTCTTCTTTACGACCAAGTATTGATAGTGCAGCATTAGCCTTATCTGTTTTTGTAGGTGCGGCAGAACCAGTATTGCTATTATTACTAGTGCTGCTATCTGTTGAGCTTGGGGCTGCTGATGCTGCTGCTTCGCCAGCCATGTACCTTGCAAATGCTGGGAATGTTACATCTGACCCCTTGTGCTTTTTAGCCCAGGCGACCCAGGCATCATTTACTGCTGGGTTTCCCTTTAATGCCATAGTTGCGTTGTAAGAGGCAACATATTTAATTTGTTGACTCTTGTTAAGTTTTTTGAATGACTGACTTTGCTCAATAAGTTTTGCAACCTTTGGATCTGATACTGCTGTTAGGGCAATCTTCCCCTTTGGTGTAGTTTTTAGCAATGCTGTAGTTCTATCATATTCAGTTCTAAAAGTTGCTAGTGCTGCTTGCCCCTTCTCGCCATTAACATTAATATCAATTTCTGAACTTGTTCCATTAACACTATTCACCCAGGCAAGACTGTCCATTGTTGATTGGAATTTTGCTGGGTCTTTAGAAACTAGATCTACGGTTGCCTTAATTGCAGTTCCCGTTGCCCCTGCTGCAGCAAGTCCATTAACAAGCTCTGTGCTCTTAGCATCTCCCAATTCTGAAACCATTACATCATAATTTAGTTGGAAATCATGGTCTCCTTCTCCAAGCTTAAAAAGATTACTTGCCAAAGTAGGGTCGATAGCACCTCCAGCAAATTGTACTTGAAGTCTTGTTTGGAAGTTAGAAGCTTTAGTATTTTCTGCATCAGTACCACCTGTTGTATCAATACCATTAATATTGTTAGCAACATCTCCAGCAATATTTTTAAATACTGGGTCATTTTCGTATCTAGATGTTACTGCTGTTTTAAATACGTCTTCGTTATAATTGATTCCAGAATCTTCTAGAGCCTTTTTCTGACCAACCAAATAGCTATAGTTTGTTTGGTTAGCAGCATTTTGTGCTACTATTGCATCAGTTCTTTCCTGCTCTAGAGCCACAAGTTCTTGCTGCAAATCTATTTTCTTTTGTCCAGTTGCAGCAGCAATCTTTCCTTCTTTTTCTGCGATCTGAGCATCATACTGTTGGTTTAGAACGTCAAGTGCTTGTTGACCAGCTCCATAGTTTGCTATACCTAATTGTGCAGAAGTTTTTGCTTGCCCCTTCTTTTCTGGATCAATTGGTCCAGGATTAATGTACCCATAGCCTGTTGAATTAAAGGCATTAGCAGCTGCACCCATGTAGGAGTTTGTAAGACCACCAAAGTCAATTGGGATTTCATTTCCAGACCCACTTGGATCCTCAATATACATTGGCTCTATTCCGCCACCATATGTTGAGTCATTAAACATCTGTGTACCTGTTTGTGCTGCTTGAGTAGTTAGCTGCATTGTAACCTTTAGTGGATCTTTTGCAAGGTTTTCACCATTTGGACCCATAATTGTATCTACCTGACCAGCAATAACAGCAGTGATTCTTTGGTCTTTTAGCCTATCGCCAATCTGCTTTGCAAGAGCTTTGGCTTCTTGAACAGTAATTGTTCCTTCTGCAATTTGCATTCCAAGCTGTACTGATATGTTTTGACCAATTTGATCACTAGACCTTCCGCCTTCTTTTTGTGCGACGGCATCTGCGAGAAGTTGCTTTCCAGCATCTGAATTTTCAATAAATTGTTTTGCAAAGTCATCCTGAGCATTGGTTGTTCTTAGACCAGATACTCTGTTATCTTGTTGTGCTTGTCTAATTTCTGTTGCAGATACTCTACCAGTAGCCTCACCAAAAGCCTTTACCTTCTTATTGGTTGATGCCATTGATGTTCCTAGGTCAAGGGCTGCCTTGTTTGCTTTTTCATTAGCTGCATTAACCATTCCGACAACAGTTGCAAGACCAATAAGACCACCAAGGACCATTCCAATAGGACCAGGCAACATCATCATAGCGGATGCTGCTGCAGTAACAGGTGCTGCTAATTGTCCAGCAACCTCTCCAGCCTTTCCAGGAAGTTGGGTAGCTGCTCCAGCTAGTGCACCGATTGCCATTACACCACCACCGCCACGAAGATTGTTTTTCATCTGGGTTTTCCAACCCTCTTTTACAACTTGACCAGTTTTTGGATCAACTTGGTCTTGCCACTTACCCTTTATCTTTTGACCCAGACCAACAGCACCATCTTTAACTTGGATAGCTGCTAGCTTTGCCTTATTACCTAGATCTATAACTCCATTTTTAAGTGCCTCTATTGCTGTAACTGTTCCACTCTTAATTGCAGTACCAACTGCACTAGCAACCTGACCAGTCTTGTCTACAGCTTTCCAGAACATGTCTTGAGGCATTCTTGCTACCTTCATCATCTGTATACCCTGGCGTAGAGCTTTTTCATTTTCTGTCAGAACGTGTACCTGTACCTGATATGCACGATTAAGCTTTTCTGTATTGATTAATCCTTGTGGGTCAGTGTATGGCTTAAGCATCTTTGCAACCTGGTCACGTGCATGTTGCATTGCAGCAGGTGATGCTACAGGGGTTTGAAGTGCTTCCTTAGCACCAATAATGAATCCCTTACCATAATTAGCACCGATTTCTTTGGTTACCCTTGATGGAGACTGAACCTGTCCTTGCTCAATTAGACCTGCATCAAACTCTTCAGCTTTCTTCTTTGCAGTCTTTTTACCCTCTGCTTTTGGAACTGCTGATGACTCTGTTTTTAGGTCTATAGGAGTACTAACAATGCTTTGGCTAGAGTATCCACCCTTTGGTCTGTATGGGTTAGCACCATAATATTTTGCAGTTTGCTCATCTTGTCCTGCTTCCATTCCAGATTTGCTGAGTCTTCCAATTCCAATGCCACCAACAGTAATCGCTGTTGTTTTCTTATCTTTGACAGCTTCTCCAGAGGCAAGCATCCCACGAGCCTCTTCTGTTGGCATACTAAATCTTACCTGACCAACTGAGTCTTTTCTATTCTTTAGAGCACCTGCTGCTGTAGCCATGCTCTTGTCAAGGCTTTTAACTTGAGACTCAATTACGTGCTCTGCAGCTTGTGCCAGGATGGGGTCAGACACTGGTCCGCCATTTGCTAAAGCAATTGCTTTGTCGTGAATTTGCTTCTCAATGTCATCAATCGCTGCCTTGATTAATGGATCTCCTACATCAGCCCCACCCTTTCTTGCTGTCTCGTATAACTTTCCTGCTCTTGAAGACCATGTTGAAGAGAATTCCGCTATAGATGCTGTTCCATTCTCAAGCAAGATATTTAGTGAGTGAGGTAGCTCAACAACTAGGTTGCTGACTACTGAGATATATTTGTGAAGTTTTTCTGGAAGACCCCCGAAGCCAGAGTCTTCTAGACCCTTTGCATATTGTGGAGTTCCAGCTGCAAATGGCATAGACATGTGTGTGCGAACAGGTTTTGGTTCACCAACTGGACCACCACTGTTATTTGCATATCCAGGAATGTTGACCTTAGCACCACTTAATAGTGCAGCAACTACTGCAGGGTTTTTTCTTACGTTATCAACAGATAGTACGACTTCTCCATTAGATAAGTTAGTTGGAACCTTATCGTCTTTAGGACCTCCTGGACCGACAACAACACCGCCAGTTGCCATCTTCTTTCCAGCTCTCTTTGGCTTTGCTGCATTAGCAGGATTACCACTCCAGTTAAACTGGTTCTGGACTGCTACAGCTTTTTCCATTTCTGCACGAAGTTTTCCAATTGCCCCTGCTTCAGATGTAAATGTCTGTGTAAGCTTTGAGTGTGTTTGGTTTAGAGACGCTGCAACAGCCTGAGCATCAATCTGCTCCTGTGTCATGTATGCTGTTTGTGAGCCTAGGTCTTGAGTTCCTTTACCAAGGTTATTAAAGAAGCTTTTAACGCTAGCAAATAGCTTGATCATGTTTGCAATACCGTTGGCAATAAGACCAATGACCATCAGGGCTAGTGGACCAATACCTGCAACAAGCCCAGTAATTAGACCAATAGTGTCCTTAGTTCCGCTACCAAGACTATTAAAGTTTTTTAGGATATCTGAAAAGAATTTTGCAATTGGAGTAACTGCCTGAAGAAACTGTTGTCCTAGAGGAATTAGTTCAACCTTAAGGTCTTCCAAAGCTTTTTTAAATTTAAACATTGGAGAATCTTCGATCTTCTTAAGCTCTCGTTGTGCAAGAATAGCAGATGCCTCTGGACCCTGTGCTGCAAGTTTTGCAACCTGAGATGCCTGACTATTTACATCTGTAATGTTTTTGAATAGTGTAGAGATACGAGCAAACTGGAACTTTCCGAATAACTGCTCAATTGCTTGAGCACGTTTCAATGGGTCTAGAGTGTTTAGTGCTTCGGCAACCCCCATGACCATTCCACGAACATCACCCTTATTATTTTCTACAATTCCCTTGATGTTGATACCAAAGCCAGCAAGCATATCTGATGCCTTTTTAGTTGGGTTGATAATCGATGCAATGCCAGACTTTAGTGCGTTAGCACCTTCTGATGCATTAATTCCACCCTCTTTCATTGCTGTAAGGAAGAATGCTAGGTCTTCTACGCTACCACCAAGTTGTTTAATAACAGGTGCTGCTTTTGGAATAGCAATTGTTAGGTCATCGATAGATGTCACAGTTTGGTTTTCTACAACGTTCAGGAAGTTTATCTTATTGCGAAGTTGATCTGCAGAAATACCAAATGCATTGGTCAGCGATATTGTAGTTTCAAGTGCTTGCTTCTGGTCAATACCACCTAGAATTGACAGTCTTGATGCTGACTCTACCTGAGCAATAAGGTCTTTACCCTGCTTACCCATAGCTGCAGCATCTGCAGCCATTCCAACTGTGTCTGATACAGCAACACCATATTTAGTAAATGCCTTAGCAAGGTTTGTAACCTCTGCTGTCATATCCTTTGTCTGCTGTGTAGTTGTTGAGAAATCTCCGTAAACACGTTGGAATTTAAGAACAGACTGTTCCATGTCCATGAATGTTTTAGCAGCAATCTGACCAAGCATTGTTAATGGTACTGTAAAACCAACCATAAGCTGTCTACCAGCCCACTGAGTATTCTTACCCCAGTTAAGCATGTTGGTAGATCCCTGCTTAAGTAGCTGATTTAGAAGTTGCTGTTTTTGAGCAGCAATCTGAGTTTTTGTTCCAAGGTCATCCATGTCAAGCATAAGTGGGCGAACAGCGATAGCTTTCATAGCACCATTTGCATCACGACCCATCTTGATGTATTGAGTCTGAAGGTCTTTAACACGTTCACGTGCTACCTTCTCAATTGTGTCGAACTCACCCTTGAAGAGTTTTCCAAAGTCTTTAGTTGCTGCACCAGCATACCTAAAGTACTGCCCCATTGACAGCTTGTTCTTTTCTAGTGATTCAGTAAACGATTCAGTAGTAGTCTTAATCGTCTTCATTCTGGCATCGAACTGACCAGAACGGTTGACTGCGTTCATAAAATTATTTTGCAGTCGGGACATTTCAGATGCAGCTAGAGCACCAGAGCGTCCCATCTCTTGGTGGAAGGCTGATATCTGACCCTGTAAAACCTTTAGAGACGCTAACGCACCGTTAGTATCAATATTGATCTTAATGTTGGATTGGAT